TACCACCACAAAGATTTATGATAAGCACTAGAAATAAAAACTTCTTTTGGTTCTTCACTCAAATGGCTATATTTAGGATTATTTAAATAAGATGCTTGACGAATATAAGCAAATGGGCGTATAACTGCATCAAGCACCGCCTTATCAATTAACCTGAATTCTTCATAAATCGTGAAAGTTGATCTTCTTCCCCTGCTAGAATCTCTGCTTGCTACAATTTTAATAATACTTCCATTATGAAAATCTACTTGCCATTTATTTAAATTAGTGGTTAATCTACTAATTTCCCTATCTAAATTGGGATATTCATTTTTTAAAGAAGTAATTTTGTCAGATACAATAATTCCTGCTTGTTCCTTGGTTGAACTAACAACAACAATCTCAGAACCTGGGAACAAAACTGCTTTTGCGCAAGCAAAAACGGCAAGAATCCATGTTTTACCTACTGCTCTACTAGCAATAGCAACAAACGAATCACTTACCCCCATCATATAAACCCAAAATTTTTGATAGGGATGAAGATGAATACCAAAATAGTGTTCTACAAATCTATGCATATTTCTACGATAAAAAGTAATCCATGAAATCAATTTTTTTCTTCTATCTTCACTAATTTCCGCTTCTTTTTTCGTTATTTTGGGTCGAGAAAATACGTCAGTTCCCTCTGCTTTTCTACGATATTGATTTTTAAAATTTTTATAACTTGACATGTTTTATCCTACTCTTCCAAATCATCTATATCAATATCGCTTATTTTTTCTAAATCATCTGATCCAAAGTCTCTTGAGCCTGTAATAAAATTTTTAATAGATCGAAGAATGTCTTTTTTATCTTGTTCCATTCCGTCACAATCATGATACAGCTCTTGATCTTCATACCACTCAGCAGGAGTTAAATTCTCTATATCTTTCACCCAAACCCCAAACGCTTCTGCATATCTACCACTAGATGCAGCAGCTTGAAGTGCTGGAGTTAAGGCACTGTTTTTCATGATTTCTTGCAATGATTTTACCAATCTATCAACAGATTTTCCTTCCCTTCTTGCCTTTCTAATTTCATTCTGTTTATAACACAATTCCTTAACAAGAAGTTCTTCTCCTTGAGTATTACACTCCGTTGTTTTTTTCCATTTTGCAAATTCTTTTTCTAAAAATAAATAATCATCCGAATTAAAATTTGCTCCTTCTCCCCAAATTGAAATATAATATTCTTCATCTGGAATATGCTGTGAAGGCAAAGATTGAATTATTTTTTTATTGGGCTCTTCAAAAGTTAAATCTGGATTTATATCGCCTCTTTTTTTTATTGATGCTTTAATTACAGAAAGCAACTTGGTTTTATAAATACCAAAAATAGCATGAGAAACCTTTCCCCTATCTTTCATTGTTTGCAAATGTTTTTTTGTTGATGTTATAGCGAGCTCATCGTATTTTACATTAAGTAAACGACACAATCGAAGAATGGTTCGTTCCAAAGATTGCTCATTTTTGTAAAAATTGGTATACATATCGTTGACACAAGCTTTGCACACAGACATTCGCCCATTTGAATCAAGAAAAGTATCGGTTGCCGTATAAAAATTTGAACAAGATTTGTCCTCTTGACATTTTCTACAATGGCAAATTTTTTCAGAAGATAATTGTTTGCTCTGCGCCATTTTACCTCTTTACTGTATTTAATCCAAAAAAACTTCTATAAAAGAAGTTTTTTCAAAATAGTTGTAAAATTTATTTTACTTATTATTTTTTAGATATTATATATTTTGTCGTACCAACCATTTTTAACTTTGTAGATAGTACTTCTACCAATCTTGAGTTCTTCAATTATATTTTTCATAGGAATATTGCGCCTCAGCATTCCTTTAATTTTTAAAATTATTTCTTTTTTTATAATTCGAGGATGATTCTTTCCTCGAAAATCTGCATGACTTTTAGATATTTTATCTCTTGTTTCTTCGGAAATGGGATTTCTATTTTTGGCAGATTCAGACATTTTTCTTCTTGTTTCTAAAGATGGATGTTTTCCAAACATAGGATTATTTTCCCCAACATACTTTCCCACTTTAGATTTGCTCATTTTTCTTCTTGATTCTTGGGTATGATGTTTCCCAAACATGGGATGATTTTTCCCAGACACGTCTGCATGATTTTCGCTCATTTTCTTTCTTGCTTCTTGAGAATGTTTTTTACCGTAGAAAGGATTATTTTCTCCAACATATTTTTCTATTTTAAACTTACTCATTTTTTTCTTTGTTTCTTTAGACGGAATCCATCCAAAATTACCTTTTCCACCTTTTGTCAAATTATAACCAATTTTGGGATTCGCAGAATCATAAAAGTCAATCCAATATATTTCTCTTTTGCATAAATAATCATGATCTTCAATGCCATCTTCCAATATTATTCTAGAAAAATTTTCTTTTCCATATTTTTTAATAGCTCTTTTTAAGTATGTTCCAGAACCTAAATAGTTGTTGTTGCTTCCGCAATATTTGCCAATATATATTATATTGTTAATTAAATTTGTTGTTTTATATATAAACATCATCCTCCAAACTCCATAAATAAAAAAGAATAGGAAGAGGGAGTTGTCTCTTTTCAAATGGCTAATTATTTCCATTCTATCCTATTCTTTTCGCAATTATTTTATTTGCTATTTATCAACAAACTTTTTCGCTTATCTTTATCTAGTAAATTAGTTTTCTTTCTAGAAATACATTGACATTTTTGACAACGAACTGATTCCCATTTTCCTGCTGGGGTATAGTAAAATCCTTCGTTTTTCAAATCTGTACTTCCACAAACAGGGCACTGATAATCACTTATCTCATTATATAATGCCACATTAAAATTGCGTATATATGGTCTAATACGATAAAACAATTCTTCGTTGGCTAAAACATCTCCTTCATTATATTTTTTCATTGTTTGCAATGCTTCTGGAATTCCTTCACTACATTCTTTCCACAATGCAAATCCTTCATTATCAACCTTATTCCTGATTCCCAATTTTTGATTAATAAATATAAGTTTGTTAGAGGTAAACTTAAAATTTTGTCTAGCTATTGAAAGAGTATCAATAATTTTAAATTTTAATGGGGGCAAATTATAGTTTAAAAAAGAAGTATTAAGAATTTTTACATCAAATCCTTTAAAATTATGGCCTATCACAGCATCACATTTTGAAAGAAATTTCCAACAAGATTCGGCAATTCTTTTTGGTTTTCTTTGAATAGCTTCTTTAGGTTTTAAAATATCGGAAAATATTTCTTTTTCATTTAAAAATTTCCCCGCCCAACCAAGTAAGCATATATCGGAAACAATTTGGTTTATTTGAATATTTTGATCCCAAAGCCCCCAAAAATAACCTACGCCTGGAAGTGTCTCTATATCACAAATTCCAATTCTAGGCAAACTATACATCTCTTCTTTTTTATTTTTTCCTAAAACACCCCTGCGTTTTCTTTCATTTTTAAAACTTGATCGCAAATGTTCTCCATTTTTATATCCCTCAGAAGCATATTTTCTAGCTAAATTTCCCCAAAATGGTTTGCCATGACTTTCTCGCTTAACCTTAAAACAATCTTGATATATTTCTTCTTTCAAGTTACATCTCCTCTGTACATAGGGAATTTGCAAACATAATAAAATTACTGTTTTATTCTATTTTTATCCATGATTTTATAGACATAGAGCCGAAGGTGAGACTTGAACTCACAACCTATGGTTTACAAAACCATTGCTCTACCAATTGAGCTACTAGGGCTAAACTACTATTTTATTCATTTTGTTGAATAAATTTATCTCTCCCCGTTTTTTATCTATTGAAATAGATAAAGCAAACCCTTCTCAATATAGGATGCAAGAGTTGAACTTGCTACCTCTGGCTTCCAATGCCAGTATGCAACCAATTACACCTATCCTATAAAATATTGCATCAATATCCCCCTCCCGATCTTGTTTGCAACCAAGATCGGGAAGTTCCAAAAACTCGCCACATGTCAGCATTTTCAATAAATATACTTATATAATAATAATTTGTGAAAAGAGGCTAGGCGAGTGTTTTTTACTTTTATTTCAATTAATATTATACCATATAAGTATCAATTTGTCAAGAAAAATATGAAATTATATTAAGTTGATTACTCCAATAGTTGCCGCCGAAATTAATACTCCAATTACCAACCAAATTATGCGAGACAAATTTCCTGTAATTCTCGTATTATTTTTTACCATATGAAGAAGGTTGTTTTCACCCGTACCATCTTCGGCATTCCCAATAATCAAATCATTCAATTTTGTCAAACTTTCGTTTGTAGAATCTAAACATTCTTCCGTCTCTTTTAATCTCGCAAGCATTGAATTAGAAGGATCCCCGTTTCCAGAAATCGCTATTCTTAAACCAACAATCTTGTCTTTCAAACGTGAATAATCTTCACTTCTCAATTTTTCTGAATTGAGCAAAAGATCCGCCAAACTATTGACGGCAGATTTAGTATTGCTTGCCGACTTAATTTGTTTTACTATGATTTCTGTTTGAGATAATGCTGCCATATTCTGTAAAATCTCCTTAGGTATTTTTGTTTCAATCATAATTAAGTTTCAAGCGCTGGTTGAACAAACGATTCTAACAACAATTCGCTTCCTGTAATAATATACCACTTTTTATCATCAGTTGTATATACTGTTTTACCAATAAGAGATGCTCCAGAAATCTTGCTCCCGCTAATGTCAGTAGATAAAGCAATATACGCTGGAAAAGCATCAGGTGAAATTGAAAATAAAGCCATAAGCGCCTCCTATTATTATATTTTTTGCATATATCGCGAATAGCCAGACACCCATATGGATTCAATGGCTTTTATACGATACCAATTATTTTTTACTTCATATACATCCACTACATCACCAAGTTTTAAAATTGGCTCAATCTTCAAATAATTTGTTCCTGCCCCCAAACGCCTATTCAAAGCATTAACTATACATTTTGCTTGAAAAAGTATTTCTGGGGCTTCTACATTATCTAAATATCTCATATATCTAGAATTTCCCGAAACCCATTTATCTTCACCAATTTTAAACCAGCCCGATTGAACTTCATATACATCAACAATATCTCCAATATTTAAATAATCCACAACGGGATAAATTGTTCCAACACCACTTCGAACATTTAAAATATTAACTATACATTGAGATTTAAATAAAGATTCTGGTTCATCAATAGGATAAGGGGGAATTGGTGTTTGTCCAGATTCACAAAAATCAAGTAAATCAACATAAGTTCCATTGAACCAATTCAAATCTAAATATCCTGAAGAAACACCCCAATCTCTTCCATGCCTCGTTTTATCCCAATAATCGTAATAAGGATAATCGCCCTTATCTGTATATTGCCACATTTTCCAGGAATTCCAAATCGCAGGAATAGTTGGATAAGTTCGCTGAATATAATGCGAAGCCCACAATGGATATCGAGACAAAAAACCAGCCTTTTTTTTATTGAAATAGTCAATATACCATTTAGAAGTATAGATCATTGGAATTTTGCCAGTTTCTTTTTCTACAATGTCGAGCCAAACTTCCGCCCTCCAAAGCATATCACTCCAAGAATAAACGTTTGTATCTTCAAAATCTAAAATAGGAGGAAAATCGGTTTCATATTTATTATAAAAATTATCTAAATAAAATCTTGCTTGTAATTTAGGATCAATTCTTGGCTGCAACCAACAATAACCCCCAGACAACATTCCACTGTCTTTTATAGATTGATGATTCTCAACAGATTTAACATCAATAAAACCTTTAGGTCGGTCTCTCCAAAAATCCGTTGCCTTAGTAATCGCCCACTTAATACCCTTTTCTTTCATCAATAACCAATCAATCCAACCTTGCCAATGTGAAACATCTGCTCCAAGAACCATATTGATTGGAATAGCATTTGTATTAGTTAAAAAATCAAATAATTTCATATACCTCCAAAGCTATTATTTTAGCAATTTTTTTAAATTTCTACTCGCTGAAAAAACAATCCGATAGGTTTCTGGAATATTTAAAAGTGAAATATTCCGAAATGCATCCCAACCTTTTTTTCGTGATGGATTTTTAGATACTGATAAATTAAAAATACCTTGCCAATTAAATCTTCTTTGATTTCGAATCAATTCTTTAATTATTTCTGCAAAAGTATCGAGAATAATTTTAACATCTCCAATAGTAAAATTGGCTCTTTCAGCAATTTCTTTAATTATCCATTTTGTAGTCAAAGATTTTCGTCTTTCTTTTTTTTCTTTCTCCATATGAACCTCTTTTTTAATAATAAAAAAGCTCGTTTATACTTGAACAAAATTTTTTGTGAATTTATGTATTATTGACAAAAATTATTTTTTATATCTATATAATCTTGAAATTTTTTTGTGCAACAATTTGATAAATTTTTTCCTTTTTTTCTTTTCTTTTTCTGTGTGAAGAAATTCTTTTGTTTTAGAAAGAAACTCATCTATATCTACTCCAAAAACAAGTATACAATACATATTTAATTCCTGAAAATCAGCCCAATTACTATATTTTATTTTTAATTTTGCAGTATAAATATGTTTTTCATCAAAATTTAAATTATCATTTCTTCCATAAAATTTTAAAACAATAAGATCATATATTTCTGCCGCTTCTTTTTCTGTCAAAAACCCCCCAAATCGAACTTGTCTTCCTCCAATAATTCCTTTTGCATAATATTTCCCAGATTTTTTATTTTCAAAAACCCCTCTATATTTCTTAGAAGATTTTTTAAACTTTCTAGTATATATACCCTTAGGAATTCCCCCATCCTC